AACCGTGACTGAGTTGCCAGCTTGCTTGTACAACTGGCTATTACTGTTTACTGCCTGGGCTCTGTCAAATGCCCAATCTGGAAAACCTTGCAACCTCCAACACTCACGAGGAGTCAGTTTACGGATGCGAAAACTTGGTGTCACAATACCCTGCTCTTCGCCTGTCAAAAGCGTATTAGCTACCTGTTTTCCAACCCGACCTCTCCGTGTGGAAGAATTGGGATGTGACAGATTGACTGAATCACCGACCGTGGCTTCTGAATAACCTTTGGTAGTCGCCTCTTTGATAGCTAACAAGTTATTTTCTTGCCAGCTAGTGCTAGTCAATGTAGGTGCTGTATCATGCTCACCGCCCTGATTGTAGCCATGCCCACGTTGAATAATTTTCGGCTCTAACCCTCCGCCTTGCATGGTTCGGATGGTTGGAGCGATTCCCTCTGGGTCGTATACACAACCGCTTTGATTAAAATTTGGTTGCATCACACCAATTATTTTGATCCCCTCACCCTTGTTTGTTGTCAGAGTTGGGGCCAGACCGTCCGAATCAAATACCTCTCCATTCATTCCATTGCCGGATGGATTGATATTCCCTACTCTTCTTGGTTTGTAAGTACTAGCTTCCTCGTCATCTCCTCCGAAAGGAAAAACCGCTCGTCCACCTTCTTCTCTAAGATGTCCGATAATAAACACCCGCTCTCTGTTTTGGGGGACTCCAAAATTCTTGCTGTTGAACACTTGCCATTCCGCGTCATACCCCAGTTCATCCAACGCTCTGAGGATGGTCTCGAATGTATTTCCGTTGTCGTGGTTGAGGAGTCCTGTGACGTTTTCAAGGAATAAATATTTAGGTCTGAGAATAGATGCGAACCTAGCAATCTCAAAGAACAAAGTCCCTCTAGTATCCTCAAATCCTGCCCGCTTTCCAGCAATACTGAAAGCCTGGCACGGAAATCCTCCACAGATAACATCCACACGTCCGATTCCTCGAATAGACTCATCTGTGACTCTTGT